TGATGGTTCAACAGTTACTATCAATATGGATAACGTTGAAATATCAGATAAGATTAAAAAGAATATAACAGAAGAATTTAAAAACATATGTGTAATGCTTAAGTTCAACGAGCTAGGGCATGACATCTTCCGTCGTTGGTATGTAGACGGTCGAATTTATCATCATCTCGTAGTTAACGAAGCTAATATGAAAATGGGTATTCAAGATATCCGTCCTATCGATGCTACGAAGATACGAAAAGTTAAAGAGATTAAGAACTAAACAAGGCGTTAAACTTACAACTGACGCAGTGAGTTATGTCACATCCGGTCTATTAGATCAAGATCGTAAAAGAGTTATATCATATCTTCAGAAATCACTGAAGCCATTAAACCAGTTAAGAATGATGGAAGACTCATTAGTCATCTATCGTCTTGCACGTGCACCTGAACGTCGTATATTCTATATCGACGTAGGTAATATGCCAACTGGTAAAGCTGAAGAGTACATGAAGAAGATCATGACTCAATATAGAAATAAATTAGTATATGATGCCACAACAGGTAGACTGAAAGATGATCGAAAGCATATGTCAATGCTTGAAGATTTTTGGTTGCCACGTAAGGAAGGTGGACGAGGAACTGAGATTAGTACGTTGCCAGGTGGTGAAAACCTTGGCCAAATAGATGATATTATATATTTTCAGAAACGTCTATATAAATCTCTTAATGTACCTATTTCTCGTCTAGAACAAGATCAATCAGCGAATATACTTGGTCGATCTACAGAAATCAATAGAGATGAATTAAAATTCCAGAAGTTTGTTGAGCGTCTACGTCGTAGATTCTCGGCTCTCTTCTTAGAGATTCTTCGCAAACAGCTTATACTAAAAGGTGTAATTGCTGATGAAGATTGGAAAGAATGGGAAAATGATTTAGTTGTTGAATACGCACATGATAATCATTTTGCCGAACTCAGAGATGCTGAACTAATCCGTGAAAGATTACAGACTATGGATTTAGCTCAGAACTATATTGGCGAGTACTATTCAAAAGAATGGGCTCAGAAGAATATTCTTATGTTAGATGACGATGACATAGAAAGAATCAATAAAGAAATTAAAGGTGAAACAGACTCTGGTGAAGTAGATAACGAGGAACCAGAGAATCAAGGAGATGATAATGAGCGATGAAGCCGAAGTAATAGAACCTGAAGTTGAGGTTAATCCTATGCAAACATTTGTAGATGATATTCTACAAAAGAATTTTGCAGGTGCACAATCAACTTTCAATGATTTATTAGGTGATAAACTTAATGATGCGTTAGATGCTGAGAAAGTAGCATTGGCACAACAAGTTTATAATGGTGCAGAGCCACCTGACGAAGAACAAATGGAATTAGATCTTGAAGATAATGACGAAGAATATGAAGACGACCTCGACGATGGGGCGGAAGAATATACTTCAGATACTGATCAAGAGGAAACAGAAGTAGAAGATTAATTTGTTATAAATAAGTGTAACATAATTATCACAGGTATAAGATAAATGAAACTTATTACGGAATACAATGAAAGCGATGTTCAATGCATCGTGGAGAAAAAAGAAGACGGCTCGAAGAAATATCTCATCGAGGGTGTTTTTGCTATGGCCGAATCAAAGAACCGTAATGGACGAATTTATCCTAAAGCGATATTAGAAAAAGCAGTTGACAAATATGTCACTGATCAAGTTAAAACTAAACGAGCTGTTGGAGAGCTAAACCATCCGGAAGGCCCAACAGTTAATTTAGATAAGGTATCCCATCTAATTACCGATCTTCAATTTGAGGGTAATAATGTGATGGGTAAGGCACAAGTACTGGATACTCCTATGGGACAGATCGTAAAAGGTTTGCTTGAGGGCGGTGTTCAATTAGGCGTGTCAACTCGTGGTATGGGAAGTCTTGAGCAACGTAATGGTACAGCAGTCGTCAAAGACGATTTTATTCTTAATACGGTTGATATCGTACAAGATCCATCAGCACCGAATGCTTTCGTTAATGGAATTATGGAAGGTGTAGACTGGGTTTGGAATAACGGCATTATCGAAGCCAGGGCAATTGAAGAAATGGAGACTGAAATTAAACAAGCTCCACGTACTGATCTCTATGAGACACAGGTCCGTGAGTATAAGAATTTCCTCTCGTTACTCAAACAAAAGAGCATGTAAGGAGAATAGCATGTCTGATCTAGAAAATCAGGTCACAGAAGCAGATCTCCATGACGAGGACGTTGTGGAAGAAGCTCACGACCCAAAAAATGCGGAGAACGCATCTGTTGCATCTGTAAAGGGCGCGGCTGGTAAAACTACTAAAGCACCAGACCCAGCACCTAAGCAGGGTACACATATGCCGATGCCGAAAACAAAAGCAGGTATGTTGCAAGCCATGTATCTAAAGCAGAGCAAAATGAATAAAGCTCAGCTTACAGCAGCTTATATGAACTCTATGAAAGATGACGTCGACGTAGACAACGACGCAGCTATCATGGAAACCCCAGAAGTTGCTTATGACTATCAAGGCGAACTAGATGCATTAGTAGAATCTGAAGCAACTCTATCAGAAGAGTTCA